AAAAAGTTTTATTGGGGTTTAGCATCCAGTATCTTCTTCTTCGTCCACATCCTCGATTGGAGTAATGTACTCTTCGTTGAGTATGATTGGTTGTCTGATTTCACCGACCTGTGCCGGCTCATCAATAGTTGGAGCATTATCAAGGAAAGCCAATGTATTCGGATACTTCGCATCAATGTATGCAATAATTAATCCCACGATTGCAAGGATTATGCTTATTACTTGGTCTTGTGTCTGAGTGTCTGCTATGATGTAGGGCAAGACGGTCAAAAGTATCATTTTCACGATTGTACTAATATTTCCAGTATGATTACTCAATTCTTTCACCTCATTGAATATAATTTCCATTCTCATCCGTAAAGACAACCTCATCCTTATTGATAATATTGTCCTTATGCTTCTTCTGATTAACTCGGCTTTGGTAATCAATCACAAGGGAATGATCGCCGAAGTGTTCGTATAGTTTGTTTGCTATTTTTTGGTTTATTAGGATTTTCTGTATTGACATAAGCATCATTTCTTGGTTATTAAACAGATACTTGGTTGGTTAGCCGGAGTATTTGCAATGTATTTTGCATATTCCGGGTAGGTTCTTTTTTCGATGTAGCCACAGTAACTGGTTGTGCCACACTTATCGCCGAGACTATTTAAGACATAAACAATCTTGTTATTATGGTCGATTTTATGGATGGTTTCATAATGACCATACTTTAAACGGTATAGATTGTGTATTATGCAATCAGTATCCTTTTGGCTTATTAGTTTTCCAAGGGCTTTAAATCGTTCATCAGTATTCTTGCCTAGGCTACTGAAATTAATCCACTTCGCTTTTAGGTTGCCGTTGCTTGCTTTGGCTATGGCAGTAAGTATGCCTTGGTGGTCTGTACCGGCGGTTGTGGTTCCTGCCCACCCTGCAAGTTTGGACTCGGAATATTTTGTTATTCCAAACTTCCGCAATACTTGGTGGACACTATGGACTCCGCAGTAATAGCTGGTGCATTGTCCTAGGTTGTTGCAACCGGTATTCAGATAGTGTGGGCTACTGGTGTAAACTTCAAGGTTTGCATTACTTGATGTAGATTGAGCAGTATCTTTTTTTGAATTTGTACTGCTCCTTCCATTTACATCAATGTAGGCACTTGTAAATAGGCAAGTCTTCGGCAAGGCTTTATTTTCCTTGTAGTATACTATGATTTTACAGATGCCATATAGGAAGGTTGTGAAGTCTGCCTTGTTTCTTATGGTTACTACATATGATGGTATGCGATTGTTTTTGTTGCAGTAGTCATTGAATCGGCTTATCATATCCAAATATGTGGTCTTGGAGCAGTTCTCATTGAGTTTGGTACTGAATCCTTGGTTAGACTTGCCTATTGGCTTGAGATTGAAAGTATCTGCTTTCAGATTGGCTATGGTTCGGCTTATCAAGTAGGCGACCGTGTATGGTGTGTATTGGTTGCCTTGGATTGTGCAATACTTCGGAAGCTTCTTATTCGTTTCAATAAAATGTTTAACTTCCACGGCTTCATTGATTATATTTTTTGTTTTTATGGTTGTGATTTTATTCACCTCGGGGAAATAGCAGAAGCATTATAAAGCTTCTGCTTTGATGTTCCTAAACATTTTCTGATAACTGCTACCATAATTCAAGTAATAAAGACCATACCTTTTAGTTGTGGAGGAAGTTATAACACTTGAATCGAAAGTTCCAGTATTAGTATGCAATACAGTATCATTCATATCACTTATTGTGAATGTGAAACTTGTACCTTGCACGATATATTCCATCTTATACCAAGCATTGGCGGTTAATGATAATGTGTGTGAGTCAATAGTAGCATCAGAAGTTGTAGGACTCTGTTTCTTGTGTTCTAATGTTTTGTTGGATATGTGGTATCTTTCAGATTTGTAATCATTGGCATCTCCGATGATTATTCCGAAACGATTAGTTCCACTAAATGAGTTAGTGCTTACTTCACAACTGAAACGAATATTATCTAATCCATCTAATGCAGTTATCCATTTCGCATAATGGTTTCCTTCATTACTGGTTGCTTTTATAATGTAATAGCCATTACTGTTATATGTTAATGGTAAGTAATTTGTTTTACTGCTTGTTTGTATTGAAGCATTAGTGTACTCACTGCTCCTATCACTGTCTGGAATATCATAGAATAGGTATGATGGAACTGTTACAGTACAAGTTGCGGTTGCTCCTTGATAAGTCGCAGTGAAAACAGTCGAAGCACTAATACCAGTCACAGTAACTGATGCCACACCACTACTATTAGTAGTAGCCGTGTATACAGAACTATCACTACCAGTAACTGTGACAGTAGCACCGCTCTTCGGAACATAATTCTCTTGAAGATAAATCTCTAATGTGGCACTGCCTCCAATCGCGGTATAACTCGCTTCACTGAACTCTATATGATAACAACTGCCACCAGTCTGAATATCGAGGATTTTCCCTGCAAGAGTGGTTAATCCATCATTAGCACTAGCAGACACGCCTTTCGCCACAAGATTATCCGCCATTGTTTCGCCTAATTCCATTAATGCTCCATTCAATGTTGTTGTATCATTTGGAATAATATCACACTCCCTATTGGTTAATATAAGTTATCGCATCACCAATCAAATCATCTAAATCATCAATCAAACCCTTCAACACATAACCCTGATAAGCACTTAAAGCTAAACCATTAGAATGAGATGACTGAGTTAAACTATTAACAGTTTTACAATGCCCATAATTCGCAGTTGTCCCTACTCCATAAGTTGTAGCACTGCTTGCATGACTTTTTGGTGCTTTCGCATCTAATGATGTTTGTAGATTAGTAACTTCACTTATCGCATGAGTGTGACTTGATGGTGTAAATGAAGAGGGTATGTCATCTAAATCCTCATAACTATTACTAGTTGCTACGGTTCCTAAATCTGAACTGTTTGCTTTTGCATTTAAACTGGATTGCAAGTTAGTAACATCACTTATTGAGTGGCTATGACTAGATGAAGCTTTACCATCTAATGTTGTTTGCAAGTTAGTCACATCAGATATAGTATGAGTATGAGTAGATGAAGCCTTGCCATCCAATGTTGTTTGCAAGTTAGTAACATCAGATATGGCATGACTATGGCTACTTGGAGTAAAAGTTGATGGAACATCATCCAAGTCATTGTAGCTATTGCTCAAAGCAACACTACTCAAATCACTAGTATTCGCCTTGTTGTTTAATGTAGTTTGCAAATTAGTGACATTGCTAATAGTATGTGTATGACCCGTATTTGCTTTCGCATCAAGACTATCCTTTGTTAACTTTTCGGATGGTACTTTGGAGTCACTTGTTGTGCTATTCCAAGATGAGACAATGGTTACACTAGCATCAGACCCATCGGTTACTTGATAGTCGAAGTAATCTCCATCAGTAAAGGTTATTCTGTAAGTCTTGACTTTTCCACTAGTGCTTCGCAATACTATTGAAGCGATGCCGTTTCCAGTATCTCCTTTGTCTCCTTTGTCTCCTTTTGCTCCTGCATCTCCGACTACTTTTCCTAGATCGTATTGTGCTATCCTATCAATCCTCCATTGTAAATATTACTAGTATCATATACTAAATGTCCGTTGTCATTTATGAAGTAAGGGTTGTCTGTTGCTCCTGGGAATTCCACTATAAGGTGGCCTTCATTGTTGATTGTGAAGCTTCCGACTGTTATTATTGACCCGTCTCCGCCTCCGCCTTGTACTGTTTTCCAGGTTCTTCCGCCGTTGCCGTCGGTGGTTAGTACTTGTCCATTTGTTCCTTCGTTGTTGGGTTCGTTGATTTTTTTCTGTAATAATGCATCGGTTTCGGTTTTGGTGTAGGCTTCTTCTCCACCGGTGAGGATTACTGGATTGTAGATGCTGTTGTCTACGAAGCCTAGTACTACTTTGTCGCCGACTCGGAGGTTGTTTCCTAGGGTGTTGATGTTTTCGTGGGTTAGTCCTTCTTCTTCGTCTTCTTTTGCGGTGCAGGTGCCGTCACTGTTTATGTTTGTGATTGTTGCGTATTTCGTGAATGCGATGTCTTCGAGGTTGTTTGTGATTGTTGTTAGGTTTGTGTAGAAATCGTTCATCATAATCCTCGTTTCCTATCATTATCTTTTTTATTCTTTTTTTGTTCTTCGGTCATTGTTCTTTTTTCACCAGTATAACGAACCTTGTGCAAGTCCAGTATGTGAGCCTCAATTTTGGTTCAATCAATAGTGGTGCAAACAGTACGAAAACAGCAACAGTAACTGCTTGTCCAAGTGGGTACACCACAATGATTGTTCCAAAAACTACAAGTTGGTGTATTGTGTATTCAAGTAGTGTGAGTGGCACTACATTATCTGTATCAGTTTCAAACAGTAGTTCAATTAGCCATACTTGTAGTTGTGGAGTATATGTTATATATTATCCAAGCACTTGGAACATTTAAAATGTGTAGTCGATTTGGAAACCTAAATTATAACCACTAACACTACTACCAAGGTTATAAATCCCATAACTGCCATTATCGTATAGGTAGAATATGAATTGATTACTTCGCATAATCAAACGGTAAAAACTCCTTTTCGGATAATAGGCACTTGGGATTGTAAAATCACCATAGTTATTAAAGTTCTCACCAGAGCCTATTGTGATGTTTGTACGATGACATATTATTCTTGCACATCTTGTAGTAGTGTTCACCCATAACTCATAAGTGGTGTTTTCGGCTACTTTTTCAAAAGTTCCAATATTCGTTATACTGGTGTCTAACGAACCCACCATACTATCAACAGCCCCATTAATCACAGACTGACTAGCATTAACGCTTGTACCAATATTAGATAATGCATTACCCTCTGTCACATCACTACTGCTATGAGTATGCTCAGTATCCGCCTTACCACTTTCCAAACTACTCAAATCATCACGAATACCAGACAAATCAGACACCAAACCAGTAACATTAGATTGATTAATGCTTGCTGTGACATCTGCAGATGAGCTCTTGAAACCAAAACTCAACCCAGTAACCACACCACCACTAGGGATAGTGATTACGATGTCATACTCTTTCAACTGCTTCAGCTCGACAACATCTCCAAGGTTACTATAATCAAGGTTGTTCCTGATAGGGGAGGATGCTCCAACTTCTGTAATGATTACACTACCATCCCCCTCTAAACTAACAAAAGTAAAACCGCCAAAACGATTAAAGTTAGGATAAACAGTCAAACGATAAACCTGACTGGAGCCTGCATTATTTGTAATGGTTTCACCAATGCTTAAATTACTGTTCGGAGTAATGCTGCAATCAGCAACCTTAGCCTTGACAACTGTTGTGCTATTCGGGAAAACACCACCAGTATCACCAGGCAAGCTGATATTAACGGTCCAGTCAAAACTGTTACCTACAAGTATTCCATCATTCAAATTCTCACTATAAACTTTATTCCCATGCTTAAAAAAATCGGTCATACTTCAACCTCCATCACATCAAAATTAACAAGGCATAAATCCTCCTTGTCAAACAAGGCCCGGAAATTACTGCCTTTAACAATAATAAAATCTCCTTCAACTATGGCATCATTCACCAGCCTTTCAAAATCATACTTGCTCCAAGTTTCCTCATCAAAGCAATCCATCAGTTCAAACACTAGCTTTTCACGATCCAACATCATAAGGAATCATCCCATCATAATCTTAACATTTCCTTTTATGCTTGAATACCCTTCAAGGAATGTTAGGAATACTGGGTCCCAGTCCCCCTCAAGGATTGTCACAACAAGGATTGAAGAGTCTGTCTTCCTATCAATCACGATATTGTTCTCTTCCTCAGCAAGGCTTGCCCTTACCACGATATCATTATCATCAGGGTCATAACTCATCAATGTATCATTACTGAAGCTTGGATTATCATACTTTTTATGGTCTACAGTATAAGCAGCTCCTAATGTTTCTGTTTCAAAGGCCACATCTCCGAAACTATTCCCAAAAGCAACGAGCAAATCCTTCCTAGTCAGTAATTGATGGTTCCGCAGGTACAAGTAGATCTTGTACTCATCATCTGTCAAGTATCTTGAATAGGTTTCTCCATCCTCTACAAAACTAATGCTTGGCCGTAGGAGATTATAGGATTTACCCCAGAATGTATCCAAACTGTTCAGGACCTTGGAGTTGATTGTTTCACTACCCCAAGCCCCATCAATGAACGAATGTTTGATGTACTCATTCCCTTCAACACTATAAGATGGTTCGTAGTAGGTATGAGTAATATTTGGCTCGTCAGGAAGCTTGACAATCTCCACCTTGCCAACATCACAATCAAGGATGCTGTAATCTATCCTGAACTGGTTAACCAATTCTGCTATCCTGTCAAAACATCCCCCTAATACTTTATAGATAAAGTATCCGGTAGGGCTTGGAGGATTCATGAAATTATTTTCAATATCATAATAGTAATCGCAGATTTCGTCACCAGTTACACTAGTATTATCATAAGCCACAACACTCACTCCATTTTAAGGGTCATCACTTTTACCAGGATTTACAACTAAACCAGTAGCAGGGCCGGTTGTGATTACAGTCACATCAGGGCTTACCTGGTACACTTCATCATACTCCATACTGATGGCTTCAGTCACCACTCCCCATATGACGGTTTGAGGATTAGTGAGGCTTGTTGCTTTCTGATATATTATAGCATCCACTACTTCAGGAATCTCTTCAATCAGCACTTCCAATGTGGAAGGATTGAACTCATGGTAGATGCTTGCATCAAGGTTGAACTGGCTGATTATCTCTTCCACTTTCGGTGTGACTGTCTCTACTGAAGCTTCAGGGTACTCTTCAAGGTTCAAATTAGTATAGATTACATACTTAATATCGTACTCTTCAGTTGAGGTGTCTGCAAGTACATACTGCACGCTTGCTTTCCTGTACCCAAGGTTGATTCCAACGATATTGTACTCGTCCAGACTAAAGAACTGTCTCAATGCAAATTCACTTGGAGTGTAATTCCCAGTTATGATTGTCATTCCACCGGAGTAATACTGCTCTGTCTCATCCTTATCAATTGGATTATATACCAGCAATAAGTCTTCATCTACACTGACTCCTGCCTTTGAAGGGAGGATGTCATGTATTAATTCTCCTACTCCATCTTCAACGAATGCTATTGTCTTGTACCAGTTCAAACTACCAATAGGACTGTTATTTGGATGCTCGATTATCCTTAATCTGTAATCATCATCAGATTCAATATCCGCTCCACCAGTAAATGCCAAGTTAGTTACTCTCACACCCGCAGGCAAATCATTCTCAATCAATGTGATTGTATCCGCCAATACATTAGTGTACTCTCCATCATATTCACAGACCGCCTCAAGCATCACATACCGTTTATTATTCAAGCTTGCATCACTATTTTCAACTGTGAAGCTTATGCTGTCATCAGTCATGACAACAAGGTCATTCAGGAGTACTGGTTCTGTGAGTGTGCAGACAGTTCCCATTCCATCATCTATTATCTGCTCGCTAGTCAAGGCTTCGTCATTGTAATAGATTATGACATATCCCTCACTAGGGCTTGCTCCATGCCGGTACACTCCAAGGCTGTCACCAGTATTGTCAAGGAATTCCCCTTCCTGAGTGTGCAGCATGCTCATCAGGTAATTATCGTTTATCTCTTCCCTTGCTTCAAGGAAAAGCCCTGCAATAGTATCCAGCAAGTGATATGCTTCGCTTCCTTCTGTGAAATCGGTCACCTTTGTAAGGCCATTGTATGAAGCATTGTCATACAGGCTTTTAAGGTAATCTATCACATCATCTTTCTCAATTATTTCCCCATCAAAGGTTTCCAAGTATTCCGTTTCCTGCACCATTTATATCATCCTAATGTGTTTATTTCTTCTTCAAAGCCAATTTCGCTACCATCTACAAGCTGCAATATCAGGTTAATCCTGAGAGTGTCATGATCAACCTTTGTGATTTCGTTAGTGATGATACTGTATACTCTAGGTTCCTCGAGCATACAGTTTTGTATGTACACGCTTAATTCATTTATCAACTCAGGTGTTGTCTTTTCACCGAGTATCTGGTGGACTTCGCTTCCGTAGTCGGAGTCAATGCTCGGATATGTGCCTAAGCGTGTCATCAACCTGTTATGTATTGCTTGTTCTGCATTGGCTAATTCTGTTACGAGGCCGATATCTCCAGAGCTTGTTAATACGCCATGGCTATCGTAATCTGTTCCATAGATTTCAGTATCAACCATAAGTTATCACTTCTTAGTCTTTTTACTTGTTTTCACATTCACTATCTTTGTTCCATCAACTTCAGTTTTCATGTTCTGACTTACATCATATGTCTTACCTTTATATCTGTTGTACATATGGGACCGTTTGACTCCATCAAGGCCTTCGTATTCGGCTTTGATGATGTCTACTGTTTTACCTGCTCCCTTGCACATTATATAAAACAACCAGGATGCATCAACACAATTATAGGTCTTCTTACTCCAACACTTCTCAGCGGATTTCGCTCCGAACTCTGTTTCATTTTCAGAACTTACCTTATGGCCTATGTAATACTTGTATTTGAAGCCTGCAGTTCCACCGGCTTCCTTGACTTTCAAGTATTTGTAAATCTTAGAGACGCTTCCGAGCTCCTGGCCTTTAAGCATTATCTTCTTGACTGCGGAGGATTGTTCTTTGATGCCTCCAATATGTGGGTTTATACTTGTTGGTTTTCCCTTGAATAGGTTCTTTTTGCTTCGATTAGTTACGATTTTCCCATTCTTGGTTGTGATGATATAATCACCATCGTAGGGTTCTCCCAGAACTTGACTGCCTTGAACAAGATCTAGACTTAATTTCTGGTTGTCAATGTCAAGGCTTGCAGACTCAACACTCAATGTCTTGTTGTTAATGTCTTTGAACCTTTTTCCATCATCAAAACTTCTGAAATCTAGGCTTAAAAGGTCATCTACAGTAATATCCAATGATGCAGGGACTTCAAGTTTTCCCTTGTATTCCTTCCCGGTATTAATCAGGCTCTTTGCTTTTTTCTTAGCTTCGGCCTTGGAAAGGTTGCATTTCTGTTTCTGTGTCTTGCTATCCGCCACCTTGACTTTCTTATTCTTTGATGCTGTTGCAGGAGTCAATTTTCCCCATGATTTACCAGCGTGTGTGTCTTGTCCGCTAACACAGCAGAAATCAGCATCACAACCTCCTCCATAGTGTGGAGGATGTCCGTTTCCACAAGTCAATTCGGCTTCAGGAGCTTTTTTAGGGTTGAATGTGAGAGTTCCGCTTCTCTTACAGAGTGGACAGTAGTTTTTCCAGGTTTTCTCATGTATCTTATAAGCATACCCTGGTTTCTTAGGATATGCTCTTGTTGTAATCGTTTTCTTATCTGCACTATAGGTTGCTTTCTGACCTTTCAATACTTTTGCCATGATTAATTCATCTCCATTAGCAGTTGAATCTGTTAGGGTCATAATGGTAGGCCCAGTGTGCACCACTGCAAGCATGACCTCCCCATCCTCTGCTTGTAACTGTATCGGTAGGGAACCATTTTCCATTCAGTTTTGTTTCAGGGAAGAAGTGTCCGTTTATATGGTTGCATCTTACGGTTAGGCCTACGCTTCCTGCAAGGCTCATGTAAAGGTGTGTTTGGTCTGCACAATTGCCTGTTCTTGCATTGAGTGTGCCTAATGCTCCTTTCTTTGTACAAGCATATCTTTTATATTGGATGTGGTTTCTCATCCAATTGAAGATTGCTCTTGCTTTTGCCTTTTCACCTTTTGTAGTGCCTACAATGGATTGTGCCTGCTTAACAATCTTGCTGTTTATGTTATACTTTTGAATGAAAGCAGCACCATCAGTATTAGTGTTCGCAGTATCTGTTGAACTTGTTTTTGTTTGAGTTATGTTCTCGGTACAATCAAAAGGGTCTCCTTCAATGTAACCCCATGTGGCTATCATATCCTTTGAGGCAGTAGCGGATGATTTAGTTGCTCCACTATATAACACCCTTCCTACTGTTACAACATCATCCGTACTGTACTCATCATCATAGTCGATGATCATGTTGGTTCCATCACCGGTTGTGCTGAACTTGTAGCCTTGCTCCTGGTTGATGTTCTTTCCAAAATGCAAGACCCCATCTATATCAACATAACACTCAACAGGGTTTCCGGCTTTCCATTCCAGGTACTGCAATTGCCTTGCGATTTCCCATAGGCTTTTCTTCTCCCACTTCAAATAAGAATGCTTGTTAGTGGTCTTGGTTAAACCAGCAATACTCAGATTATTTGGATCCTTCTTTATGAGTTTTTTAAGGATGTTGTAGCTTGTGTTGTCATTGTAGGCTACGCTTCCTATTTTGCTTAGGTAGAGTCTTAGGTAGCTTACACAATCATACTCGTACAAGCCTGTGATTGTTTCATGGGTCTTGTATATTTGGCCTCCGAATCCGTATTGTTTGCCTCTTGGATCTTCGTATCTTATTCTTGTTCCATGTGGCAGGGATTGGTTTGTCTTGAAGCTGAATGTGTTTGCTTCATTGGACTTGTAATCAAGTTTTCCATCAGCGAAAGGGATTGTGTGGAAGCTTGTCTCTGCAAGTTTCGGAGTGTCTGATGCGTATAATTTGCCAACCATGGTACATCACTTCTTGCTTTTTTTCTTTTTACTGGTGATGTTGTATTTCTTTCGCCAGTAGTCTCTTGTTACCTTGTCCCATTGCCCCTGATTGGATTTGGTTACTTTTATCTTATAGGCTTTCTGCAGCTTATTGACTTCCTGCTTAGTATATTTAAGATAATCTCCGTCAATCTTGTAACCTTTGTAGTATCCTTTCTTTTGAAGGAACTTCTGCAAGTATTTGACACATTTCTTACCGGTCTGCCCGTATTTGAGTGTTCCGCAATCTGTCAGCAAGCTTGTTATGTAAGTAGCGGTTTTCTTTTTACTAGTCTTCTTAGAGGATGAGGATTTTTTCTTGCTTTTTTTCTTTGTAGCGGATTTGCCTATTCTTTTGAATGTGGTTTCCACGATATTCGGTTTGACATACTCTGTGAACTCCCATTCGACCTTATAGGAACCGTTGAGTTGTTTTTCCTCTTTGTAGTTTGTAAGGTAATAGTTGCCGTTGACGTTCATGTCATCGGCTCCTATCAGCACACCATATCGGTTAGTGTAACCGGTTTCAAGTTTCCGGTACTCTGCCAGGAGGCTGGTATCATTAGGCTCTACAATACTGTTGAATGTGATGACTCTTCCATCGCTTGATATATACTCAATACTGTTACTGCTAGGGTTCCCAACAAAGGTATTGTTAGAATAATTCCTTTCCTTGTTTTTATGAATAGGTTCAAGAATGTGTCTTATTTCCACACCTGCGAATTTAATCTCGGCCATATTATATTCCTCTCACTACTCTCTGTTTATACAGTTCATCATTCAACTTTCTTACAATGAAGTCACCAGCACTTTCTTCAATTATGCCATTCAACTGAATGTTAGTAGTTCCGCCAGTAGTATTGCTGATATTTGTCATCAGGCTGCTATTCGCATGGCCTAAACTGCTAACATCTCCAGAGACTATTCCCGCACTGCCTAAGACAACACCGGCACTTCCAGGAATAATGCCTGAGCTTCCGGCAACACTATTAAGCATATCCCATGCTCGCTTGATATTATCAATAATAGGTTTAATCTGATTATACGCATTAGTAAAAGGCCCTGTAATCTTACTTGTGACCCCGCTTATCGCAGAACCGATTTGTCCAGGAAGACTGCGGACCTTGCTCACGATACCACTTACCATATTGGTTACTCCGCTTATTGCTCGCGCTCTCCACATAGCCACTTGTGTTATGATAGTTGTTAAAACTCGGCTGAATGCGGAGAATATTAGGCTTACCATCTGCTGACCGAAACTAGCAAGGAAACCGATTATTGCACCTACAACTTGTAGTATGGTCTGTTGTATGAGGCCCCAAATCACCACCAATGCCTCCTGCAAACTCATATTACCATTAATCACGCTAGTGATAATGGATATGATAAGGCTCATGCGTTGAAACCATGCCTGAATAATCGGAATTATCGCAGTCACAACAGCCGCCGCAATACTCATAACAGTATCAAAAAACTGTTGCAAGTAAGGCATAACCGCGGACATGATCGCCTGACCCAGTCTCATTAATGTGCCAAGGAATCCTTGAACACTCTCCATTAATGAATCAATGCCGGCCCGTACTTGCTCATTGTTATTATACAAGTACCAGAGGATTGCGACTAATGCGATAATTGCAGCAGCTACTAATAGTAATGGGAGCAGTAAGCTGTTTTCTGCAATGGCCAAACCGGTGGTAGGTCCTGTAGCAGCAGTCGCTCCCGCAGCTTCCGCTTCAAGGCTAGCAGTATACACTGCATTGATACCTGCGCTTAGGGATTCTGCTTCACGTACCATTGTGATGGCTTCTTTGAAACCAAGGAATCCCTGTGCTAATCCTTTAACAATTTGAGGGCCTTTTGTAAGTACGTCAATCCCAGTACCTATTGCTTTAAATCCTGTCCCTACTGCAGGAAGTATTGCACCTAACGCTCCTGCACCCGCGACTATGGCCGCAAATGCTCCTCCCACTACAACTAATGCTTTGGAAAGGTTTCCTCCAAGAGCACCATCAAGTTCAAGGAATTTATCAAGTAGTCCCTGTACGGCGGGCAGGAATGCCTGACCAACACTTGTTAATGCATTCTGCATTGTGCCCTTGAATGTCTCCATACTATTTTCTGCAGAGGCCATTCCACTGGCTCCAGAGTAACCAAGTTCATTAAGAGCATGATTAAGAGCATCCACTCTCTCTGTTACAGTGTCCGCTCCTTCGAGCTCATCCATATAAGCAGCTAATGGAGTGTCTTTCATCCTTCCTGTTTCACCAGTCATCAGGTAGTTACGGATTTCACCTTGTGCCTCAAAAGTACTGCTTCCACTTGCTTTACTCATAGTCTGGTAATCAGCTATTGAAGCAGCCATTGCATCAAGGTCTTTCTTTGTCATCTTGGCTTTCAAGGAAGCATTAGACAACATGCTGGTTAGGAATGCATCATCTCCGGGAGTCTTTGTAACGGCGGAACTAATCGCATTGCTGATATCTTCCGCGGCTCCAGTACCATATTTTCTAGCAAGGAGCAGTTGGTTTGTCTGTTTCTCAGTAGCTCCTTCCCATGCGCTTGTAGCCATTTCCGCAAGTCCAAGTCCTGCCATGAGACTACCTAAACCGCTTGACAGGTTTTCAAATTTGCCTCCTAAGGTATCGCATTTGCTTCCTATGCCATCGAATACGCTGCTTGCTTTGGAACCGAAGTCTCCTATTCCTTGTGTGATTCCTCCAGTATCTACATCCATCTTGACTGGTTGGCTTGCGATTTCCTGGACTTCGACTATACTGTTTAGGAGGGCTTCGATTTCACCAGTATCTGCACCAGGTTTTATAGTGACTTTGCCTGTTTCTTCTTCAATGTCAACTATTTGTTCTAGTTTTTCAAGGAGAGCATCCAATGCTTTAGTGTCGGCTACTGTGCGTAATTTTATTTGTTTTTCAAAGGTTATTCTTTCGCCTCCTTAAATTATTCCTTTTTTTTTAGTATGTTAAGAATGAGTTCTTATTTGAGCGGAATCTTACGATTTCATTTGTAAGAACTGTGAATGCTAATTGCTGGTAAGGGGTTAGGCGGTTCCAATCATCCAAGGATAATTGTATGATTCCCATATCGAACATTCTTGTGATGTGGCAAAGTTTGCCAGTCTTGTAATTAAGATGTTTCTTCAAGAAACTGCTCTGCTTCCTCCAAGTTGTTATCATCAGTATTTATTCCGCTTACTTCGTACACGCATTTTGCAATCTCTGTACTGAATCCTGCAGGCATGACATTCATTAATATTTCAATTTTTTCTTCAGGGTAATTGGATCCATCTTCGTGGACTAAACACTTTGCAATGATTTCTTCATTGAGTTTCATAGTGTCTTTTTTACCGTACCTTGTGTATAACTGCATGAATTCCCTTTGTGATATCGGCTTGGCAAAGAACTCGTACTCCTCATCTTCATAGGTGATTGTGAAACGTTTGTAAAAATCGTTGTTTAATATTCTTTGTTCAGTTTCCGCTAATAACACTTCTAAACTTTTATTTGCCATATCTATCAAAACCTAACTGTTGTTTGTTAAAAAAAAAATAAAAAATAGAAAAAAAGGAGACTAAAAAGAGTGTTTAGTCCCTTCTTGCATCTTCATCTAAGTCTTCTGCAGTGAACTTGATAGTTTCAGTTGTCAAACTATCCACACTCAAATCCTTGCTGTAACTGTCAATCAAGCAACGGAGGAAGATTTGAGTAATAGTGTAAGTTGTGCCGTCATTGCCTCTGACTGTCTCCTTTACAGTGATTTCCTTCTTGTTGGCTTTCATATCCTTGAGGATGTTGCGAAGTTCAAGGTAGGACTCCACATTAGGAGCAATAAGCTTCTCAATCTCTACACTGTATGAGGTTTTTGCCATTCCTGAAACAACTGGTCCATCAAAGGTGTCTTCAGTGCTTAAACTGGTATTGTCTTCAATCTTTACAGAAGTTCCTCTACCGACGGTCACACCGTCAATGATAATTATCTTATCTGCCATACTTTTTCAACTCCTTATTGTACATCATAAGTCACATTAGCGTTAATGCAAGTGACTACTCCATCAAAGACTATTTCCTCAATATTGACTCTCACACAATCACGGTCAACTTTCTCAACACTGTAAACAATATCATTAACAAGGCCTTGGATGTCTACAACATCATGTTTAATCCTTGCAAGTCTTTGTTCAATAGCATCAAGGGTGATTTGATTGTTTCTCTCTCCCAGGTAATCCTCAAGGTTGAAAAGGTTAATGATGTAATTGATTGTTCTTTCCATGTACAAGTCCAAGTGTAATGCTGTTCCATCAGTTGCAGTTACGGTATGTGGTAATCTGCTGTTGACTATTACAAATTTCTTTTCTGCACGGTTCAAACATTTAGCTACAGGGTAACCTGCTTCAACAATTTTGTAACCTAAATCGTTTTCTGCGAAAGTCAGTTCAGGAGTTACTGCTTCAACACCTTCAAGGGTCTTCATGGTGAAGCTAATATCCACTTTTCTTTTCGCAACAAGTCCGCAGTAATATGCAGCGCTTTGAGCTACAGATAATACGGTATCGTTTACGGTGAATTGCTGATGTATTAATCCGAAAGTTCCACCCTCCTCGAAGATTGCAGCGGTAGTAACATAATCGGCTGCTGCAGTACGAGTGATTGGTGCGATAAGAGCTACAGGATGGGAAGATTCAAATCTGTCATCAATGTAAGCTTTTACAGCTGTAATGTTTGAATCAGTCAGGTCATATGGTATGAATAAAATATCATAATTTTCTTCAAGGGTAGTTGCAGCGGCAACTATCTCTGCACCGGTAGGGCTTCCTGCAGTAGAAGGAGCAATGTCTTTAATGATTACATCTGTTGCGCCTCCACGGAAGAGACTGTCGAGGATTTGGTCTCCTGCAGGACTGCTTGTAGTTATTGGTGTGTTAACAGCTTCCCTGATTGCTTCAGCATAACTGCTTACACTGATAGGAGCAGTTAAGGTTTTACTGAATTCGGCCACTACTGCAACTTTACCTGCTAACCCTGCTGCACCTTTAGGGACATTGTCCACTTGAGTAACGGTTATTTTTGGTATGATTGCCATAATTGTTATTCTCCTAAGTAATTTTGTAATAATTTTTCTGTTTGTTCCAAGGTTTTTGGATCATCATCCAAGCTTGCCAGGAAACCTATCTTCAGGTATTTGTTCAGGTCAAGGTTTTCCATGTATTCCTGGAAGTTGAATTTCGCCTTGGGTTCTTTCTTTTCTTTTGCCATAATCTTATCCCTCATTTTATGTTTATATCTTCAATGCTTGTTCCGCAATAATTGCTGATTTCCTCAGCATCTAGCAGGCCGTACTCTTCCTCTTCATCAACATAAACCAGTAATGTAATCCCTTTAAGGGTGTATGTGCTTCCGTAATCGAAGGTTTGATTACCGAAGCTGATATTCCTGCTTCTTAACTCTGGGTTATTCTTTAATTCTTGTTTTATGTTCTGGATGAATGTGCGTAGTATCCTGCTTCCTTTTATATAGTCGGTTTGTTTGGTTTTTACATAGATGGAAACTAAGGTATTGTAGATTTGCCCGTCGAATAATTCGGTTTTCGGTGAAAGGCTTACATTTGCTATGTAGATTGTATTGTCCTCTTCTGCAGGAACACTACGGTCAATGAATTTAACATTGCATAATTGAAGTATCTCATTATCTGTATTCCTAAGAATATCATAGATAAGGAAATCAGTAGTATACACAGTATCTGTCATATTATCACTCCATTATCCGATTCAGTATTTCATCAATATAGGTGTCTACAGTCTTGTCTACACGGTCTATGCTGTCTTGTATGAAAGGGTCGCCAACATATTTCTTGCTACCATACTCTATGGTGATAGGGTATGGGAAATCGTTTTTAGGGTTATGTGCGCCTGTTCCTACAACAGCATAATTTTTGCCTTCCTCCCATATCTGGGTACTGTTAGCCATATTCCCTGTTACACGGTGATTGCTCCCTATGTAATCCTTTTGTTCTTCTACAAGTTCCTTTGATAATGCGAGTGACAAATCCTTTTCGGCTTGTCTGAATTCACCTTTCTTGTTATTTAACTCTTTGATGATGTCATCGAAAAGGCTACCTGTAGGGTCAGATTCGAAAGCACTTATTATTTCATCTAACCCGGAAGTGTCTATTTCCACACTAACACGAGTACCCATTTCAGGGATATATCTACCGATTGGCAAATCCTACTCCCCCATCCTTCGGATTATACTGTGGAATCCTTGTACCTTTTGCAGGATGAAAGGAGTCAAGCCATTGACTGCCTGCTTATACAACAAACCGCCATAGGATTGGATGTAAGTGTCTTCCATATCCTCATTAGTGACTCGGATATTGTATTTGTTCCAAAGGTCACTGGCAGTCCATACGCACACATACTTGCAGAAGAGGTCTCCTTCAACTGTAGAAAGTGTGTCAATGTTTAAACGGTTAGTAAAGGTCAAGGCCTTGTTTAATGCGAAGTCATAAGCAGTTTCAATCTCATTATCAGTTATGACCTTGTTTGCACTATTGGTATTGAACTCTTCTTCTGTTACGAATGGATCAATACTAGAAACATCCGCTTCTTGTGTGTTTGTTTCTATTCTCCATCCGTCCAGGTAGGATAAGATTAATTGTTTCCTTTCCTCATTAATTGTTGCATCGTAAGCAGTCAAAGTCATGATTTCTCACCATCTACTAAATAAAAAAAATAAAGGAAAAGAATGTTTAATCCTTGTCAACGGATACATTGAGGGTTTCTGTTTCACTATCAACAGTGAAATCATCATAACTCTCCAAAGCAGTATAACCACTTGGAGCGGTTACAGATACCTCATATGTTCCATATGGGACATTGGATAATGTTGCACCTCCAGCTGCACCGGTGTTTCCAGTAGTGAAAGTAACAGTACTGTCAGTTTTATCAGTGAGTGTTACTTTAGCACCAGCTACTGCTGCTGGAGTAGTTTCTGTATCTTTCACGGAAACGGATACTGTTGAAGTTTCAGGATTCACCTCATTCTTTGGGAGTGTAATCAACATCCGCATAAAGTGCATCTTCAGCGAACAAGACTGCAATGTCGAAGAAAACATCGAAACTGGTTACGTAAGATTTCTTCATTACACTGTATTCTCCTTCGCTAGTGATGTCTTCTACAGGACCGTATCCGATTGCATCAGGGTCGCAAAGAATTACAACATCACCATAACTGTTAACTGGGTCGTTAAGTACATCAAGGGTAATGAATTTAACACCATGTAAGGTGAAGTTTCCATCTGCATCATATCTGAAGTAATCAGATCTGTCAGTTGCTCTTGCAGCTCCAGCTTCTGCTAATAATCTTGCTTCAAGGATGCTGCTGATTAAGAATACTGCTTTGTCTCTTTTACCTTTCTGGTAAATGAACTGTTCAAGCATTGCTTCTAATTGTGGAATGATTTCGTAACCGGTTCCTGCATTGATTCCGGTGAATTCTCCCATAGGCATTCTTGGAGTGGATGCATGGCCGGAAGTCCATGCGGTCTTGACATCATCTAATTGTGCTAATACTCCTTTCAATGCGTGGATACCTTTGCTGTCTGCAAGGGTTCTTTTACCGAAAATGGAAATCTGGTCCATGCTGTAAGCGGTGGATGGAGCCATTAATCCTTCCATTTTGTTCATGAATGCTTCGCCTTCAATGTTGGTTTGAAGGAAAGTCTTAGGCACAATGGAATAGTTGGTGAATGGTTTAGCATCCAAGGTCTGTTTAAGGAAAGCAGGTGCAGCTTCAGTTAAAGAACTGATGTCAGAGACTTGTTCGCCGTAAGCAGCACCACTGGTAATCTTCTCCATACTCATTAAAGGACTGTTCATTCTAAGGTGCTGGATGTCCTTTTGTTTTGCACCATCCATTTCAATGTAACGGCAAAGGCTTACGAATTTTGCTTCATCATCAATACGGGTAAGGAATTCTTCTGCAGGTGCATGTTTCACACCATCGGTCACATCTCCAGTAGTGGAGTCTACAAGGGCTTTGCCCCATTTCAAGATTATAGGTTTGTTTGCGTCAATATGTTCTTTGGTAATCATAGGTTAATCATCCCCATTTAAGGTTTATTTTCTAATTTTTCTACCGAATTCATCACGGCCGGTTCTTTCATTGAAACTTGGAACGGTTACTTGTGCCGGTTCGTCGGTTATGATTGTCTTTTTGCTCTTGTTGATTTTAGGCTTTACATCCTCTTCAACAGGAGCTTCCTCTGCAGGCTCTTCTTCTGCAGGGGTTTCTTTTTCTTGTAATGCTTCGATTGCTTTTTCTAATTCTGCTACTTTCTCTTCAAGAGCGGTAATACGAGCATCACTATCATCATCATTATTCTCAGGCTCTTCTTCGGATTCCTCGGTTGCTGATTCAGTTGGAGCGTCTTCTTTATTTACAACTGATTCCGCTTCTGGTTCGGATTCCTTAGTTACTTCAGGCTTTTTATTAGGACATTCCTCCTTTTTAACCTCGGCCTCTTCGTCTTCTTTCTGGGGCTCTTCATTCTTTAAAATCACTGGAGCCTCATCTGGCTCTGCAGATTCAGCCTTGCTGACTAAATCCTTAAGAGCATTTACAATCTCTTTAACTTCCAACTTCTTACCTCCATTCTTGGATTTTTTAATGTAAGTTGTGTAATTCATCACTTCCAATGGATACCCATTACTAGGTCCTTCATCAGTGCCTAATTTTCCAACTAAGGATATGAATTGCGGTGTAACACATTCCATATCCTTCACATTGGAATAGGTAGTGATATCAGGCAGATTTAATCCACAACTTTTTTTTACAGTCGAAGAGAGTGAGACTCCTTCGAACTCATGTGAAAGCACCATCTCCTTTATTGTTGGATTGGTGACTTTCATTATAATAAGCCAAGACCCACTAGGTGCAATCTGGTCACCTATAGGTTCACTGGCCTTATTAATGTAATTCTCCAAAAGGGAGACTCCTTCAATCTGGTCTCCTTGATGGTAAATCTCAAATAGGTTATTGTTGTCATAGCTTGTGAATATTCTTTTAATATCCTCGGAGGATAAAGTGTCACCTTGGCTATCCTCTTCATTGGCAGGTATTACACAAGCCTTGACATACAATGCTTCGTCTTTATCATTCAGCATAATCCATCACATTCATTTTTTTTAGTCATAAGTTACACTGCATTGACAATTGCATATGTTGCTGCAGTTATGATCATCATTATCAATGTCTCCAGGAAACAATAAAAAGTCAAGGTCTCCTGTTACTTCGTTCAATACTTCGAATTTTCCATTGAGGTTTACAGTCTGATTATCCATCCCCATATGTCGAGTATTTTCCAACCTGCTCCATATCCATGTCTTGGTGGTGTGTATCATGTCACCACCATCCCTGATGCTTTGGCTGTTTTCCATGTTCAGCTTTTCAAGGTCTAGGGAATTTGTCTTGTACTTTTCAAGGTCCCGGCTTACTCTGTCAAGTTCCTTGTATGTGTACTCTCTTCCACGTGGACTTGTTCCTTCTTGTATGCTTTTCTCAAGGATAAGCTTCCTGGAGCTTGTAGGCTTCAGCTTTTCAACTAACTGCTTGTAGGTGTCGACTTGGAATTCACTATTCCTTATCACATTATCCGCCCATAGTACATTCTTTTGTATTCTTTCAACTTCCTTGTCGGTTAGGATTGTGGCCACCTTGTGTGCGTGCATTTTGGCAGCTATCTTGTTGACAGTATCCTTGCGGAGACTGGATTTCTGAAGTAGGCGGGCAAATGCATTATTAGTATCAGACAAGTTGAGACTTAATATCTTGTCACGGAAGTAGTTAGGATTGGTCTTGTCAATTACAGTATCACTTATGTCAGTATGATATGTGAAAACATAATCATCTATGACTTCATTAGCTATTCTCCGAAGCCTTTGCTGTAATGGTCTTCGTGATTTCTGTATTCGGATTATCCTTTGAGTATTGTAATAATCCAACTTTGCGAAATCAACTGGTCTATCCAATCTCATTTATCAATGCCTCAATCTGCTCTACTTCCTGCAATGCTTCAGGGTCTGCAGTTTCAAACAATCCTTGAAGTTTGCGGAATTCCCATATGTCTCGATTTACTGTGAAGTCATAATCATTCAAATTAATGATAGGAATGTACTCTGATAATGCTTCGATTAATTGTTGCAGGTTTAATGCTCCAGCTTCAAATGATTTTATGATAAGGTCAACCTCTGTTTCTCTGTTGTCGCTGAAGTCAGGTGTAGTCATTTCCACATTCACATCAATACCGTACAAGGCATAGATTAATTCCTTGATAAGCTGCTTCCATTTCTTCTGCTCCTGCTTCAATGAAAGGGAGTAGATTTCCCATATTGCCTGAGTCTTATTACTGTTCATGGATTCCTTTTCAGTATTGATCATAAGTCTTGCAAGTGGTATTCTGTACACATTGAGTACAGCTTCCTCGCATGATTGCTGATAATTCTCAAGATAGGATTCATTGTCATCTTCTATCTTAATGAACTCGAAAGGTATAGGGTTCTCTGCCCTTGTGAATACTACAGCTATTCCATTTGCTCCGTCCTGCAACTCTTCAGATATGATTTCCTCTTCTGATGGGAGTATTATCTCATTGCCATCAGCATCGAATTGACGGGGAGTGGCTAATTGTGGAGGCAAAGGAACATGCAGTAATCCCTTGGCGATATTTCCTTTGGATACCTTGTTGTAGTTCTGTGATTCTATAGCTATTTGTGTGAATATCTTCTTGCGAATACTCATGTATCTAGGCTCTGAATAGAACAGGTAAAAGTTGTCTCCACCCATGAGTACTGCATCGGATAAGTCGAAGTTTCTCAAGTTAACGAAGTCAGTATAATCTTCGCCAAGTATTCTGTAGTAGTAGGTTCGGCCGTTCAAGGTCTGCCTTAACAAGTAGAACTTGTTCTGTTTTTCGGTTACTTGTACAACATCCAATGTATTACTTGGCAGTTGCTTGAGTGTGAATCTGCTTCCGTCATCTGTTATTTCCATAGCTGCGAAACCAGAGTAATTGTAATCCACCGCCATGTTGTAGAACTCATCAATATTATCCAACAAGTATTCCTGGATTTGTTCCACTATTTGCTTGGTGGTATCGTCAGCATCTTCATCTGCAGTCAATGTGACTTCATTCATTATAGTGTCTTCAGCCAGTATTTGGCTGCATGTGGCCACATAGGTCGCATTGTCGAAAATATACTTGGCATCCGCTGCACTTATTGGTCTTTTAAGCACCAGTAAATCTTCGCCTTCATCTAACTTCTTACCAATGAACTTGTCTGAATTCTGCAGGTTATTGGAAACACTCTTTACCACTTCTGAAAGTTTAGAGTTAACATTATGTCCTTTAATAATCATGATTATCCGATTCTCCTACCAGTCTTAAATCTTGTCTTAGTGCCTAACACTTTATCATGCAAGTAATTCCTTGCCAGGCTGCAACTGTCTACAAGGTTCGGACTTCTACCCTTGCCAAGTGGATCCAGTTGCACCATCTCATCAATGAAATCATCCATATATAATCCTTGTTGGTTTAGCTTGACATTTCCGAATTTTATCCCATGTACTAATGGTCTTGCCCTTTGATACTTACTACCACTTGGAGTTCTCAATACTACAGGAATAGAGTATCCCGCTTCAATGATTAGGTTCTGGAAATATTTCCTTGCATACTCCGGACTTCCTCCGCCTTCCTGCTCTATAACTATAACACTTGTCTTAGGATGACTAGGATTTGGATTATGCTTCCTGATGAAACTGATAAGCATTCCTTCAGGATTTGCGGATTGTGTCTGATTGAAGTCATGTATGTATTCAAAGCCATTGTTCAAGTAATCATAGCAGACAATGGCAAACATGTCTCTTCCTTTACCTGCAAGGTCTATCCCCATCAAGCTATAAACATATGGGGCAGTAATGTTTGTCACATACTGGGATTCGGCTTCATCTCTGCTTATCAAATCTCCAGTTTGTGGCTTGTAATGCCAGTTACCGTATTTCTGGTATTGTTGGTCTATGTAATCAAGTTCATTCAATGAACCTTCGTAAGCGTTACGGTCGATGTAAGGATTGTCTCTCCAATCCATAGCAAGGTAAGGCTTGTCCCCATCCACAAACTCTTCCACTAGGTATTCTGTACTAGGGCCCCCAGGGTTAGACAAGTTTATGATGCTTCTTGGTATCCTTGATGTGTTACGGCTGCTACGGTATTGGAACCTTAATACTTCGTAGGCTAATTCACTAGCCTCATCATTAATTATCCTATCATAACTTGCTGATTTGAATTTCTGCTTTTTCTCTTCACGGTCAAAAGCCTTGAAATAGATAGTATTACCATTCGGATGAGTTATCTGCGGAGTCGGTGACTGTTTATAATCACATTGATAATCCTTATGCAAGTCATCATTGCAGCACCAATCAACCAGATTATCCCATATGCTATTAGTATCAAGTAACTCTGCATAGTTTTTCCTTGTTACTAAGCAGGTGTACCCTTCCTCATCATTCAAAATATGTTGTAATGCCAGCATGCTTCCCAGGTAGGTTTTGCCTCCGAAACCACCTGCACCACAAAGGATTGTGTTTGGTTTTTTCAATCCATCCTTATCGGTTCGTTCCGGACTGTTCACTAAGAATAATGCTATTGATTGTTTAGGGTAGGGTTTGATTTTCTGAAGTTCCAGGTAGGGACTCTTCATTATGGTTTCCCTGTAGATCTTCTTTTGTGATTCTGTAACGAACCCATGTGGCAGTTTTTCAACAAGCAAGGTTTATTCCTCTATCTGTGTTAGCAAGTCATTGAAATCCTCTTCGTATTCCTCTTCACCCTTGAAAGGGTTAACGTTTATTTCTGCTTTGGCTTGCATCTCAATGAAACCATTCAAGTTAATATCATTGTTAGTTGTACTCAAACCAGCGCATAATCTGAACATCTCATTCACATCTTTAAGGTTCAGTATCAGGTATCTTTTCATCTCTATCTTTGTCTTGAGACTATAGGATTCGCCTTTCAAGTTAGTGGCAGTATTAACCTCTTCAAGCATATCCTTGATGTTGTAGATTTCATTTTCAATTATGGTTAGGATTAATTCATTTGTATCATCGGTGTGTTTTGCTTTCTTTTTCAGTTGCTCTATCCTTTTTTCTGCATCGTTTAATTCAGCACATTGTTTCCATAACCATCTTGCAGAAAGATTCTTTGTTTTAGATAGGAGTTTGTTATAATCCTGGTCACTTTTGGTCACACCATAATATATTTCGATGGTTTTGGAAAGGGTTCTTTCTTTTGGTGGGAGGTCCATGTAGATGGTTCGCATATCATAACTTTTTGCGGTTTCACCTTTCATTCTTTTTATTCCAGGCTTTTTATTAGTCATGATAATACTCCCTTTTTTTTAGATTGTGTGTGTGAGCATGAATGTTGCTACGCTTAATGCCATAACTACCACCGAAACTAGAAATGCGCTTATCCATTTAAGGACGCTTACTGTTGTTTCTAGTTGTGTTACTCGGTTGTCTATGTTGAAGTCATCTCTTGCGCTGTCTAGTTGTAATTGATGGATGTTGTTGGTGATCTTGTCTAGTTTCTGGTCCATGTTTTTGAAATCCAGTATAATTTGGTCTATTTTTTCTTCTTTGAATTCCATCCGGGATTCGAGGTATGCGAGTTTGGTTTCTGTGTCCTGGAGTTTATCTTCGTGTATGCACACATATTCATTTTTAGCATCCATCCTCATCCTCCTCTGTGATGTACTCTTCATTGGTTAATGGTTGTCCGAGTATTTCGTTCTGTTTCTCGATTACTAGCTGTTCTGCTACTTCTACTCTTTTTTCTTCGGAGAGTTGTGCTGCCAGCCATGTTAGGGCTGCGATTATGGTTGGTATGAATACCCAGTACTGGTTTGGTAAGAATGATTGCCATGCTTCGGGAGTGATTGCTGCGAGTAGCATTGCCAGGAATGCTATTGCGGTTATGAGTCTTGATTTGTACTTGTATGTTTCGGTCATAATGGTTTTCCTCCAATAAGAATTGTGTGGTGATAAGTGAGAATGAAAATAGGTTTAGTGTTTGTTTGGAGAAAGCATGGGAGTTTTTTTTATAGGAGGAAAAACTATGAAGATTAGTGAATACTATATGAAAATTGTTTACGAACACAGTTGCTTAAATTTGTAAAAAGGAGATACACATCCATATTATGTGAATTTTAGAAAAAAAAATTTGTACCCAATGTTTTTTATCCCATATCTTTTCTCCCTTTCTTTCTCCCAGAAACACTTCATTTATAGGTATACTTTAAAATGGTCCTCCATCTTGGAGGGATAAGCTTAGATTGGATTTGCACCAATCCTATGCCGCGCTTGGAAGCTTACTTGAATTAGTATTTTTTATAGGCGATATTATTTACGAGATAGCTGTTACCCCAAGATTATTCCATAAGGGAATATGATGTTTTGACGTTTGTCAGGAGGTGAAGCGAGTACCCGGCCGCATTTTAGACAATAGGTTTCCCTATGTTTCTTGTCTTCTGCGATTTCTGTGCTTTGACAGTCCGGACATTGCTTCATTGTCTCCCATCTTTTTCATGTTTTACCATATCTTTTGCTTGAAACTATAAATCAATTAAGGAGGATCTAGAACTTCGATTTTTATCCCTGATAATTGGGGGCATTATTGCTATTGAGGAAAAACACAATAAAAAGAAAATTTTATCATGTGCGTGTTTTTAGGTGAAAACTATGAAGGTCTAAAAAAAAACTGGCTAAAATGTTTTTCCTCAATGTATAAGGTGGAAAAAATAAGCAAAAAAAAAGGAGTAATAAAAAAAAGTAAAAATAGTAATAAAAAAAAAGTAATGGGATATATTTTTCACAATCCTATGGGATAGAATTTTGAGTAGAACAATTCCTTGTACTCCTCCAAGGACATGTGTTCCTTGTCCTCTTCAGATAAGGCTTCATATCTGGCTTCAAGCATCTTGTCAAAGGTTTTCCTCAAAACATCACTCATCATTAATCACCTACAATTAAACCTATCTAATCTCATACCACATTCCCTTAATCTTTCCTTTAATATTGCTTTATCCTTTTCTAACTGTTCGATGGTGGTTTGTTGCTCATTCAACAAATTTTCCACTTCCTTATTAGTCAGTCTCCTTGGATATGGGTGGTCTAAATCCTCAAAGATTGCTTCATTCCCTTTTTCATATGCAAGTTTAAATCGTTTCTCACGCATAGTAATCACCTAATAGTAATGTTTGATTTTCAACCTTTTAAGCTCTTTCCTTACAGCCATGTACTCATCATCAAAACTTTCCCTCCGATTCTGTGAAAGAAAACCGGTGCCGATATACTGGGATTCATTGCTGCAAAGCACACCATCATTGATGCTTTTCCTACGCTTCCTCTGATAGATTGCTTTCTGCTCCCTTAATGCATGTGCCCTGCATTCATCACTACAGTACTTGACTGTCTTGTAATGTCGGATGAATGTTTTACCACACCAGGCACATTTGACCTGATGCGGGTAAACCTTTTCACCATCTAATGTTGTTTGAACAGTAGTCATAATCTTTTTATCTTTTGTAAATGTATAATGGACATTCAACTGGATCTTCAAGAGTGAATTGTTCCTGGCCTTTCTTGCACCTCTGCATAAGTATTGAGTCAGGTTCATAACCATAACTTACAAAGCAGTGTTTGCAGTTGATGCAATCATTCATAGCAGCATCTCCAGATTCTTTAATTCTGTAGTGTATGAATCTTTGACTCTTAAGAGTGTGCTCAGTTTTTGGAGGTTGCTTTTTGAGAGTACATTGGTTTTTTGTATCTCACTATCTATATTGGTGAGACTCATTTTCAATTCAAATATCCTTTGATGTAGATTATTCATTGAAGGGTCAAGATTATCCACTTTTTCCAATCCTTCCTTCATTTCCTTTATCCTACTTTTGAGTATAGGTATACTCATAGTTTTTCCCTCCAACTGCTGCATTCAGTCACACCATTTGGATTGAATACTTCCTTGTCTGTGATTCCATGATCACAGACAAAGAAATCTTCAGCTATAGGGTAACAGTATTGGCAATCCAGGCACCTGTTTTTAGTTATAATCTCAATCATCATCTAACGCCTTCCTTATGGTTTCAAATTGTTCATCGGTTAAGAATTTTAGACAATCTTTTTTGATTATGCTTATCTGCTCTTCTCTTCGTTCGATGCTTCTTTCATGTTGTCTGATTTTCCTATCTTTCTTATTCAACAAGTCAACAACATCATCTTCCAAGATTTGACATTTACTACCATCATTACATTCCCAAAACATTCCATACTCATATAAATACTTCTTTTCACATTCTAACTCTTCTCTTGGAGTTTTTGCAACATCACTCATCAAACCACATCTCCCTAATGCTTGGCGGAATTTTTTCTAAATCTTCCCTCAATTCGATTATCTTCTTTCTTAATAGTTTGATTTCGTTATTTTGTCTTTCGTGTTCATCATTCATCAATCGTATTAAACCGAAAAACTTGTAAATATTATCATAAACTTTACCAGTTTCAACATCAGTTACAATAATCTCACCAACCGTATTAGTGCTTACAACAAATCGTTCATCACTCATAGTCTTCACCTTTAATAGAAAAAAGCAAATGCAAATCTCCACCATGCACACTTAATTCAACATCAATATTTTCCATAATGTCAATTAACATCAAACCACTTAACACTGTACAAACATCACTAAAATTACCTCTCGGCAAATGAGTACCAGCAACCGATTGTTTATCTGCTCTCCGATAACAATCCAAAACATTTGTATGGATTTGTTTAAACATCAAAACATTATCACTCATCATCTGACTCCTTTTCTGCCAAATACTTATCAATTACTTCTTTTATCTCATCATAGTCTCCATAGTAAATGACTTCATAAAGAAGCCCTTGACTACCTAACCACTTGCAAAAATCAAATATTAATTGTTTCTCACTCATCAATCATCACCACTACCTTTTTGCCAT